CCTCGGTATCGCTCGCCATACCAGGAGGCCACTCCAGGGTGCTTATTGGCACAACCGGCAAGTAATAGGGTTAGAAACAAAATTCTCATACGCGAAGAAAACAGGGGGGTGGGGGTGTTCGATAGTCATTAGGCTGCTGGGGGCTCCTACCCCCCTACCACCACCCCTACTGCCTGGATCTGACTGCTGCCTGGGTACAGTTTCACTCGGCATCCTCGCTATCAACAGGTTGCGCTTCTATAGCAACAGACTGCTGATCTGTTGCGTCTACTATCTGCCTGGTTTCATGCAGCTTCTGAAGTAGTTGAGACGGACCGTGCGTATGAGCAATGGATCCGCTTTGTTCCACCCTCTTCGTAGGTGCATAATCCTCAGGATGCACGCGCTCAAGTAGATCCAACGCCAGCCGCGGCTGTTTACTCATCCCCGCATAAACGAAGTTCATCAACATCAGCTTGTTAATGGATTTGGCTTTTTCCATTGCCTCATCGAAGTCCGGATGGGCTGATTTCCACCGGCTGATGGTCTCTGGTTTGACGTGAATCAGGCTTCCTGCTGCGTTCTGTTTCATGCCCAGAGCAATAGCAGTGAGGAACACCCTGATGTTATCCCGACTGTATCTGTCCTGCCCTCTCAGTGCTTTGGAGCTCGCCTGGATTGCACTCTCCGGAATGATGTTCTCAATATCGGCGCGGTAGGGCTCAATAGCCTCATGCATACCGACGTTCTGGTCTGGCTCCAGGCTCGGTCTCTTCTGCACAAAGCCAGGTGCTTGCGGCTTCTGTGGTTTTAAATGGTCCATAATCGCTCCAGGATTAGTTCTGACGCATCTTTGTGTCTCTGTAGGGTGATGACAGCTGAACACCGTTTAACACCGTTAGAAATGAAATTAGACATGTTTGCTGTAGGATCGCTTCCAGACCTCGATGTAGTCATGGGATTTTGCGTGAGGATCAGGAACATAGACGATCACCCAATCGGTTCGAGCTCGGTCTAAATCAGCTGCTAACCGGTCGATCATCCAAGCCTCGGTGTTGGGCTCATAAGCATAGGTGAATGGCTTGTATCCCAGCTGCCTAGCTCTAAGAGGTGAATGAACCTCTCGTTCAATTCCCAGAATTGATAGTTTTCTCATCGGTTGTCCTCAGGTTGTAGTCTTTGGTCCTGATATCAGCTACCAAGCTCCCTCCTCGGTTAAGCCTGGAGGCAATTCGCCGGTCCAGGACGGCAATGTCCACTGCCCGCTTGTTACTTGTAATCAGCGTCCACTTGCCGTCGCGGCTCCCCAGGAGGTTGTGGAGCTTCTCAGTTGAGTAGTCGGTCTCCCTCTCCCCGAAAACGTCGTCCAACACCAGGTATCGCCACCGCATCATGTCCTGGTATCGACCATAAGCAGCTCCCGACCTCAACTCTTCAACGAACTTGGGCCAATAGATGTATTGCGGGCAATAGTCAGATCGTCCCTGGAAGTCGTGTCGCTTGGTGATCCAGTTCCAAAGACACTTAGCAATGTGGGTTTTCCCGCACCCACTGCTCCCCAGGAGAGACAGCCACTTAGGCTTCTCTCCCTGTTTAATATCCAGAGCCCAGTTTGCTGCTATGTCGATCATCCTGCCTACTTGCTCGTCAACTATCTCAAGCTTAAACCAGTCTGCCCACTGACGCGTAATCGGAGGGATCCTCTGCCTCGTTGGCGTTTCCGTTGTTCCGGTTAACTGGGCTCCTAGTTGCATTACCGTTTGGTCTATTCTTTCCATACCCTTTGCGCTTCCATGCCCTGATGCCGTGCCACCAGTCGATTGGTTTTCCATTCTTGTTAGTCCAGAGTTGCTCGGTCTGGTAGTAGTCGAAGAAGTTGTGGCCGAGTTCAGCTGGTATGCTCTCCCGTTCACAGAATTTGAGAACCTCATCAAGAGTCGGAGGCTGTCTAACAGCCGACTGCTTTTTAGGCTCTATAGAGTTACTATTAGATATAGCGTTAGTGTTAGTGTTAGTATGCTTGAGGGTACCCTGATGGGTTCGCTTAGAGGTACCCTGATGGGTACCCTTTAGGGTACCCTTGATAGCTGCTCCCCTCTTGCCAGACTCACTGCATTTGCGGATGAACTCGGCGTGCTCCTCAGCCTCTCGAATGAGTCGGTTACATCGAATCACGATGGTCTCACCAATCTCAATCTCGCATACCCCGGAAGCTTTCAGATCAGCCAGGAGTGAATTCAGCTGGTTATCTCTGACGCCCCACAACCGTCCCAGCTGGTCAGCAGTGAGCTCGGCCTGGCCTGGTGTGGGTTGAGCGTTTAAAAAGCAGAGAAGATCGATCCAGGCACCCTTTGCCTCGTTGCTGAGGATCCTGGTGCTGGACAACCATGCGTCGCTATAGAACCGGATGTATTTCATTGCTACATCAGGTCTCTAACCGACTCGAACCGGGCTTGCTGGTATCGCTTGTGCCAGTCGTAGTCTCTCTCGTAGTCCTGGCTGATTTTTATGTAGTGGTGCCCCATGTTGCTGTCTTTGTTGAGCAAGTGGGCAATGAAGACTGTCTTCTGGCGGAAATCCTCGTTGAGCATTTTGGCTACCGCGGCCCTGGCTCTGACCACCCGTTGCTGCCGGACGCGTCCTCGCATTTCTGCGACCGTTACGCGGAATTGCCGTGCTACTGTTTTAAGTAGTTGGTTCTGTGCTTTCTGAGTCATTTTCATTGTTGGATTCTTCTCTTCGTTGTTTCTGTTTTCGCTTACACCTCACATACCAGCTCTCGCTTGATATCCCGGTTCGCTTTTCCCAATCTGCATATGCTCGATGAATATCTGAGCAGGCACCGTGAGGTAAAATGTGTGTTGAGTGATCCCAATCAGCCTGGATGGATTCATGGTTATCCACGCACTGCCTCCTCGAGCTTTAGGTATGCATCCCGGAACCCTCGGTCCTCCGACAGCCATGCATTTGCGTTGTTGTATGCGTTAATCATGGTTGCGTGGTTCTGATTGAAGACTAGCCCCAGCTTGGGGTAGCTGAGTTTCAGCTGGTCTCGGATCAGCTTCACTGCTGCCGCTCGGGCTCGCAGATTTCTCTGGCTCCTGGTGTGCTCCAGAATCTCCGATTTGCTCATTTGGAAATGTTTGCTGACCAGCTTCAGCAACCTGTTTACGTGCTCTCTCGTACTCATTGATTATCGTGTTTTCGTATTCGTGATTCTTAAAATTCGTTATCGTTGAATGGGCCATGACCAGGTCCACTGAGGTTTCCGAAATGTGTTTATCACCGTGATTGTCGGAGGTTGGGCTTTTGATTTTCCAGATGATGGCTCCTTGGCTCCTCAGGAACTCAGCTTCAAACGGGAACCGGACATCATCGATGATCAGGGTGTTGAAAGCCTCCCTCCTCTGGCACCACTCAGCCCAAAGCATGTCCAGCCAGACAGTCTCACCAGCCAGCAGCTTGGCACTTTGCCCGACTGCCTGGTAAACCGGGCGGAGAATCTCTTTCTTCTCCGGGTCGTATGGCCCAAAGATTTTAGAAACCTGTTGCTTAATTGGATCCGCCAGGGACATGCGAATGGCACCGGCTCCAATGTGTCTCTCGAGAAAATCAGCTGCCGTACTTTTGCCGGCACTTTTCTTACCTGATATTGCAATGATCATTTTGATAAATGGGGGACGCACTCGCGCCCCCCGCACGCGCTTCATGACTGTCAAATTGAGAAAGAAGAAAACCAGCCACTGGCGCGTGTTCGCTTCATGCGAAATCTCCTCGGGTTGCCGCAAAAAATGTGTCGCAGTTGGTTATCACTAACCACTCACCGTGATCCTCCCTCCATGCGACAGCCCAGTATTCAGCTCCATACCGACCGGCATCCGATTTGGCCTGAGCGACCGCATCTCGGATGCTCAGTCGGTTGGTGCGTTTGACCTCCCAGTGGACAGGGAGCGAGGGACAGTGGACATCAGGACTTGGAGTACCGTCTGCGGTTTGTGCGCTGTATTGCGCCCCACGCCTGGCGTCTGAGTATCCATGATATTGGAGCACTCCAGCCCATTCGCGCTCCCCTCGCTTCCCTTTGTTCCGGGAGTGAACCATCCTCAACCCCAGGGAATGTCGTCGTCGTTGCTAGCTTGACTGGGAGCAGGCCCAACCAGGGTTTTCTTAGTCACCGTGATGGAGATGACTTTCTCGTTGGTACCCTCCTCTTGTTTGATCCAGCCGGCTATGTCCACTCGATCCCCCTTTTTAAGATCTTCTAAGACTTCGCAGTTACTCACTGACAATGGTGGTCGCTTGGTTGGGTTTCCGTTTTCGTCATGGGTCTCGTTTTTGAACAATCGACCCCCAGTTACTTTTGTGTATTGGTGTGGCATTAGTTTTTCTGTTTGGTTAATACTTGCGTTGGTTCACCCGGCTTGATGAATTCTCCAGTCAACTCCTCGCCGGTCCGGAGCTGATGCATTGCTTGAAGCGATGACAGCTTGACTGTGCAACACTTGAGAAAGTCGTCGGCAGAGATGGTCTTCTTCAAAGCTTTCCAGGCCTCTAGGGTATCTACTTTTGAAGAGCCCTTTCGGGTGTAAAACCGGTAGCCTGGCACTTCAGTTCCAGCGGCACTTAGCTCTTTAACTTTGGCTTTTACTCTCTCATGCATTTTTGAGAGCAGATCCAAATCATCATCAAGCTCCCTGAGAGCAGCTGGTGAGTTCCACACTGAGTCCCAATCGGTTTGCCAAGTACGAATCAAAACCCCCTGTACTTTCCCACAGGTCTCATACAGTTTGCATCTGCTACATTGCACCCCGGTTGCCCTCTGCCCAGACTGTCGGTGTTGAAAAAGCTTCTTAACTTCGTTTAACACCTGGGCGCGGCTAAATTCATAGGACTTGATCTCGCGCCTGTCCCAGTAGATGAAGTGAAGCTTGGCCTGCTCAATGGCAGTGTCCTCCTGCATGATTGCGTATGCATAGCCAACCAGCTGGATCCACTGCTCATCGTTACCCTGGCCGGATTTACCGTCACAAATCACGATGGTCTCAGGGTTCTCATACCAGCAGGCATCGAGGTAACCAAAATACTCTGGAGCTTCACTCTCGATCCGGCGTTCCCACTGAATGTCAGCTGCCTCTGCTAGCTCATCTACCTGAGCCACTGCCCATGCAGCATGAGCCACTTCCTCTGGGTCAGCGTCACCATCGATCGCCTCGTCAGTTCCAAGTAACTCCCAGTATTTGTGAATCCTGGTGCCTCGTTCAGCAGCTGGGCTGCTACCCCCGGTTGCCTCGTAGTCTGAGCAACGTAGCCAATCAGGCCACTTGCTACACCCATTAGGGTGATGTTGTCGTTCCTCGCTCATAGATCACCCAAATCAAACTGAGGTTTGTTGCCGGGTACTTTCCTGGCTTGCCCAACAGGCTTGGTCCTGGTCGGCACCGGGTTGGATGGGATAGCACTTGCGTTGGCATCATCATCTTCCTCCGCGGCTATTCCCAATGCGGATTGCAGTGCATACCGTCGGGCATACGTGAGAGTGGACCCCACTTTCTGCGGGTTGGTGGTATCGCAGGGAAGCTCAATCGTGTCTTGAATGATAGCGCCTGCTTTGTGACCAATCAGAGTTTTGACCCTCACGCCATGCTCTGAAGTTGAAGTCCACTGGGTGATGCCGATGCCTACGGAAGCGAAAACCGGTAGGGTAGTTCTTAGAATGTCGTCCAGGGTCGCATACTTGGTCCGGAAGTGTGGGTTGCGCCCATTCTTTGGCACCGGCCCCAATTTGCTCTGAGCCTGGGCAATCGCTTCCCATAGTGCGCTCACTTTTTCTGCATCTGTTAATGGTTCGCTCATCGTTGTATCCCTGCTTCGTCGTCGTCATTGGTTCTCACTCCTGCCAGGACGCATCCGATGAGTAGTCCTGCTCCGATGATGAGTCC